CTAATTTCTACCTTTGTGCGGGTAATCGTGTTACCGTCGCGGGTCTGTTCAATTGGTCTAAACCCAATAGAAACCTTATTAAGTGTGCCATGCTCTACGGCGGCTCTTACTTCATCAGCAAACTGAATGCCTTGCGTAAACTCTGCGGTGAAAGCGTAACCGTCTGCGCGCTCTTCGCCCGAAACCGCTAGCCCGATCGGTAGACGGGTGTAATCGTGTCCATAAAAAATAGGCACGTTGTCTACGTTGTCAATAGCGCCCGGTGCGAAACGTTCAAAATACGCCCCGCCAATGTCTGCAGCTTGGTCATAAGGCACGGCTAGGGCTGTAAACCCGCCAGTAGTTTCAGCGTTAAAACGTACTTCAAACTCTCTCGTTTCTAGTTCAGCCATTCAGTCCCTCTTTTGCTCTAACTTCATCAACGGTCATAAATTCAGCACTAAGCGCGGTTTGCCACATGTTGAAACGTGCCGCTTGATCTGCCTTAAATAGACCCTCGAAATTAAACTCTGTGCGCGTGCCACGTGGTAGACAATTGCTTAGAGCGTCTGCAATGGCGTCTGTGTAGCCGGTTAGTGTGTGGCGGTAAAAGGTTTGCACTTCATCACTAAGGTTGCTGTAAGTGTCGCTAGTGCCGTCCACACCGGTAAGCATTAGGCGTGCTGGTACACCCAAAAGGCGGGCAATGCTCTGCACCGCTTGCTGTTGTACCTCTGTAAACAACGCGTCTTTAGGGCTAAGGCTAATTTGCTGGTAATCCCAACCCGTACCCAAAACACTAATCTGGCGGTTTTGCTGTTTAGTGTGCCAAGCTGCGGTTACTGCTGCGGCGTCTTCACTCGAAAGCATTTGGTTAGTTTTAAGCACGCCAGTAGGCACGCCCGCGCTACTAAACCAATTAGCTGCGTAGTCGCGTAGATCCATGGCCGCGGCAATGTCGCTACGGCAAGTTTCAATGGCACTAACGCCTTTGAGTTGTCCAACTCGCGGGAATAATTTCAAGTGTTCTACGCGGTCTGTTCCAAAGGTCTTGCCCATGTAGTCAAAAACTTTAACGCCCTCTTCGGTAAGACGTACACCAACGCTTTCAGACGGCAAAAGGTTTAGGCTAACAACCTGCCCATTAGAGCCGGTTTGCTTAACCCAAAACGCGTTGCCAGTAAGTGCCAAAGAAACAACGGTTTCAAAAAGAAAATTACGGCGGGTGTCCTCAAGGCTTGGCTTATTCACTAAAAGCGGGCTTTCAATCTTTACTTCAATGCCGGTAGCAAACCTAAAAGTATCAATTGGCATTTTACTAATAGGGGTAGCAATGATTTGCACGGCACGGTAAATAGCCGTCAAAGTTAGCGCGGTGTCTGCCGTAACAATAGTGTTAGCGCGTGTAGGCACTACCGGCGGGGTGGCTCGTTTCTCAACCGGGCTAGTGCCTGTAATTCTTTGCCATAGATTAACCATTTCATACACTATAAGGCATAAATCTGCAACTCGCTAAAAAACCTGCAACCCCGCGCGTTTTGAAACGTGAGCAACATAAATAGCAAACAACGTACTCATAACCGCGTCAATGTCGCCAACGCTGTCTTTACGGCTAATAAGCCAAGTTTCACCCGTGTATTTAGAAACACCGTTAGGCATTTGGGCAATTAGTAGCGGGTCGTTATTATGGCGGATTTGATTAGTTGAATAAAGGGCGAAAACCGTAGAGCAAGCCGCGCTAACCTCTTTGGTCCAAAGCTGCCAAACTGGTATGCCGGCAGTTTTTAAACGTTTACCAAGATTAGGCATTTGCCTATCGTCAAGGGCAATAGCACGCGGTTTATGTTTCTTGTAAAGGCTAACTAGTTCATCATAAATTTGGTTTTCATTAGGTGCAACAAAAGACGCCACTAGTTCAGTTTCTACAATGTCGCCATTATTGTTAGCCGCGGCAATGGTCGCGTGTGTCCAATTTTGGGTGCGATCAACTGCAAACACCAAACCTGTGGTGTTAGTAATGCCTTGCCCTGCAGCTTTCTTAAACAAATCGCCCGGTAGCCAAGACGCCACCGTGCCAGTAATGAATTGGTTTAACGTGTATCGGCGTATCTCATGCTCTGGCATGGTTCTCATGTCTTCTAAAATACGTTCGACTTCAATACGTCCGGCTGCTGCGGCTGGGTTAGCGGCAAGAATGGCGTTTACGTCGTCCACCGGTGCGTTATCGGGTGCTGTCCAAAGAAAGAAACCAAAACGCTCTAACGTTTTATCGCCGTTAGCTGCTTTGCGTCCCTCTGTGTAAAGGTCAATCAAAGTGCTACTAGTTTCGTCGCCGGCTGTGGTAATGCCTAGCACCAAACCGTCTTTGAAAGTAGACGTACCTTTTACCGCGGCAGACCACATGCCCTTTTTAAATAGGTGCAATTCATCTGCCAAACATAGGCTAATTGGGATACCCTGCAATGCCCTTTCACTTGCAGCTTTAATGTCATAACGGCTAGAGCCGTCTGCGGTCATAATGCCCCGCGTGTCCGTAGCCTTTCTAAATCGTTTCTTTAGGTGTGGATTACCGTTAATAACGAAAAGCACACGGGTGTAAACAATGCGTGCCTGATCTGCGCTACTGGCAAGACCTAGCACTTGCGCACCGCCTAAAGGCATTTGCATAAGCAAACCCCAAAGCCCAAAAATAGCGGCTAACAAACTCTTACCAGACTGGCGGGCAACACTAACCACAATTTGGCGATAACGTAAACGCCCCGCCTTACGCGCGTCCGGATAATCAACCGGATAACGTTCCAAAGCATGCCTAATGAGCCACTTCTGCCACGGGTCAAGGGTAAGCCCCGCCGGGTTCTCTGGCGTCTTCCAAGCCAACTGGCAAAACTCAATCAACCAATCGCCGTCTGTGACAAAATCTTCCGTGCCGGTCAAAGACTGTGTGAACGTCGCCGGTAACTGCAAATAAGGTTGCATAAGATTTAGGCGTTATTGCGTGTAAGCATTTCAGCCAACGGATCAAACTCAACAACATCAGCGGCCACCATGCGCTTAAGTTCCAAAATGGTTTTACGTAACTCTGCCGCCGTAGACGTGTTACCCGTGTCGTCAAAAGACTTAGCCAAAGTCACGGCAAGACCCGCCATTAAACTTTGCTCTTCATTTAGCTGCAAAGTGTCCAGCCACTTAATCAAATTCTCATAGTTCATGGTTTTACCTTTCGTAGTCCCACGGATAATTTAACCCAATCGGTTAAAATGCGCTTGCATGCGCGGGGTGAAATCGCACACCCGGAAAAATGCTTAACGGGTGTGTTAGTTATTTTTGTTTGTTTTTAGTTATTAGTAACGGGCGTTTCGCCATGTTGTTCGGGTTAGTGTGCGGTCTTGCTTGCGTCCGTTGCATGCTCTGCACATGCTTTGTAGGTTTAGAATGTCATGGTTTGGCGGGTCGCTTGCGTGTACGTGGTCAATGGTCCAGTCCTCGCCTATTAGGTCTTTATTGCAGGTTATGCAGATCGGCTCTAAGACGGTTTTGGCATAGGCTCTTGCTTTGCGCCATTCGGGGCTATCGTGCCATTTAGCCATTAGTTAGCACCGTATCTTCTTACGCGTTTCATGTATGAATGGATAGCGTTGTAATGGCTTGCACATAAGGCACGGCGTTTGGACTGCTCTTCACATTCGGGAATGTTGCAAGTTTGTGCCTTGTGCTTAGGCGCTTGCACGCCTTGTAACACTATGAATTCTTGTACTTGTTCGTTTGTGTATTTGAATGGTTTGCGGTTTAGTGCGGGTTCGCGTTTGGGTTTGATTTCTTGTCCCATGTTTTGCAGCTCTTGTTTTATGTTGTTTCGTTTGCGTGTGTCGGCCGCGGGTGTGTGTTTTAGGTCGTAGCGTAGGCGGTAGGCGCGTACTTCGGTTTCAAAGAATTTGGTTTCGTTAAACATTTAGATCATTCACTATCATTATGAGCCGGCGGTATAGCCATGCGTGGCGGTAGTTGCCTAGGGTGATTTCTTGGCTTTCTAGTTCGTTTAGGCGGGTGTTTAGTTGCTCTTTTACGCGTTCGGTCCAGTAGTCTTTGCCGTGGTCAAATCCGGTGTCGTAGGCTTCTTGCTCGCGTACGGTTTCGATTAGTGCCATTCCAGCCCCTCTAGGGTTTCTATAACGTGCTGTAGGGCTTTTGACGGCTTTTTGATTGTCTTTAGCATGCTTAGTACGGCTTGGTTATGTTGTTGTCTGCCGTAGGTGTCGCCGGCTTGCCGTGCTTGCTCTGGGGTATAGCGGTCGGTGTACTCGGCTGGTAGGGCGGTGAAACGGTGCCGGGCTAGGGTGTCGTTAAATACTGGCGTGTTTGTCATTTCGTGTCTTTCTTGATAAGAGTGATGCCGTCCATGCTTCGGCAGTCACAATTTTCTAAAATGCAATAGCCAGCCCACATAAAGTGCATCATGTCCTCATGTTTGCAAACTTTGCAGATAAAGCCTGGGTAGGGCATGTTTTTCAGCCACGCTTTACGCTTTGCTTTTTGTCTAGCCCTAGAGCCTGCACCGGGCATTACTTGTTCTCTCCCTTGATAAGGGCGATAAGGAACGCAGTTGGCTCACCAATCAAAGCATTGTGGTAGAAATACTGATTAGTAATCACCTCTGCGTTGTCCCAAATCAGTTTGATAATGCGTTCACGCTCTGCCTGCTGACCTGCTGTCCAGCCGAAACCATAAGACTTTTCATCGCTAATCATTGCGTGGTATAAGTTGCTTTCGCTCACTTGTTCTCTCCCTTGATAAGCTCTTCTAGGTTGATGCGGATTACTCGTTCGCCTAGGCGTACGGGGGTTATGTAGCCGTCGCGGATGAGGTTGCGGATTGTGTTTGGGTGTACTTTTAGCATTTCTGCAGCTTGTGCAATGGTTAGTAGGTTCATTAGTTGTTTTCTTTCACGGTTTGCCAGATTATGGATCTGCGTCCACTTGTGCTTTTGCCGTAGGAGATTGGTTCGACTTGTCCGGCGCGGTATAGTTCGTTTCGGCGGGTGCGTAGCCCGCTTGGTGATTGTTTAGGGGCTTCGCCAAATGCGGCTAATAGGTTGTATGCGCGGGCTAACATTTCGTCGGTTGCGGGTTCGATTAGTAGCGTTTTGATTACCGCATAAACGCGGTTGTTTTCGTTTACGGTTGCTGCGGCTTCGTGCGAGGTTGTTGGGTCTGTGTTGCGGGCTTTGGCGTTTAGCATTATTTCCACTTTTTTAGGACTGTGATTACGCCCCAGATCATGCCGATAAAAATTCCGGCTAGTAGGATTACGCCGGCAATGTCTGGTAGTTTGTTGGCGTTGTCTGCTAGGGCGTATAGGGCGGTTATCCCGGTTAGGGCTAATAGGGTGCGCATTTGTTGCCTTTCGTGGTTTCGTGGTGGTGCGTGTAGTTCCACGTTAGTGCTTATTGTGCTTTATTGCAAATTTATTTTATTCGGCGTGTTGAATTGTGATTAGACACCCGGCTACGTCGCTGTAAGCCTTGTAAAGGTGCATTTCGGTTATTCGGCTGTCGTCTTGGATTACACCGGACTGGGTTAGGGCGTCTGCCATGGCTCTGGCTAGTTTGTCTAAATCGGGTTTCACGTTTGGTTTGTCGCGTTTGCTGGTTTTAGGTTTCTCGAAATAGAAAAACATGCAAACAACTAACGCCCCGCCTAGTGGTTCGGGTGGGGCGTAGCTGCTTAATACCTTTATTGCGTGGTTTCGCCATTCGGGTAGTTTTTTGTTTGCTTCGAACATGATTACGCGGTTATTGCGTGCGTAAGCGGTTTTGCTACCTTGTGGCTTCGCTGTGCCGGCTATAAAGGCTTCAAACATTAAAAAGGGACTTCTAGTTCATCTTGCACATTTGCGGGCGCTGTGGTGGCTTCTGTGGCTTCTGAGAGTGCTTTTGGTTCGTGTCCCTTAATGGTGCAGTTGTTTAGGTTGTAAGAAACCACGTTTTTAGGCTCTGTAGCGTCTTTAGGTGTCCAAGTATCAACCTTGCAAGATAGTTCCCCTGCAATGAGGATTTGATCGCCCTCTTTTAGTTGCTCTTGCTTGATGTCAAACCAAGCTGCCCAAAGACGGTGTTTGGTGGTGGGTAGTTTCGTTTCGTAATCAATGCCCGGATAGGCTTCCCAAAACTTCACTAAGGCGTAACCCTTAATAGCGTCGCTACTGGCGACTGTTCCGGCGATTTCAATACTTGTTGCAAAGGTCATTTTCAGTTGCTCTCTTTCTTGGTTTTCTCTATAGATTTTCTTTTAACTTTTATCTTAATTATTAATTACTTTTAACACGACATCTACGCCGTCCCGTTGCGTCTTAAATGTCGCCCCGTTACGTCTTAAATGTCGCCCCGTTACGTCTTTAATGTCGTCCCGTTGCCCCCTATGTGTTAAACCCTGTGCGCAATTATCTGGGCAATAAACGCGCAAAAAATAACGGTTAGTAACACGGTCTGGGCGATACCCTGCACCATGGTGAACGGCGGTTTCAATCTCGCCCAACTCTTCAAGCTGCGCCAAACACCTCTGCACCTGCCTAACGGTTGTATTGGCATAACCGGCTAACGTGCTTTGACTAGGGTAAGCACCCTCTGACGCGTCTGCACCCGTGTGCCATGCAATACCCATAAGCACTAATTTGGCTGTGCCTTTGGCTTTGGAATGGTGCAAAACGGCGCTAACTGCTTCGATACTCAAAACTCCACCCCGTCCAACAAAATTGTTAAAGCCAACTCTGCTTGCTGGGGGCAAACCCCGTTGCCGGCTAACTTCAATTGATCAGCGCGTGAAATGCCTAAAGACGGGTCTGTAATCCAACCCTCTGGCAAACCCATTAGCCACTCTGTAAACAACGGGCTTAAACGGTGGTTGCCGTCTTTACCGTCTGGCAGGGTAGGTGCTGGGGCTGGTCTGCCGATTACGCCCGCCCAACGGTCTATGGCCGCTTGAAACTTACCGAAATTAACGCCCTTCACTTCACCGGAATTAATGACGGTTTTGGCTACGCTATCGGTTTGCACCTTGCCGTCCCTTATGCGGTCTGCTGTGCCGTCTTTAAAGCCCCTAGCGCACGGCGTAGGCATTAAATCTGGTCTAATTACTGCCTGTGCAAGCGTAACGCTGTGCATACTGCCGGGTTTCTGCTGGCTGCTTTTTAGATTATCTGTAAAGGTATCGGCAACGGTAGGCGTAGGCATTAGGGAATTAGTAACGCTTTCAGAAACCTTTAAACCATTTTCAAACGCTAATTGCGCCATTTGGTCGCGTAACTGTAGCATGCGCCCTTTTTCGCGGGCGTCTTTCTCACTAATTGCACCGCCCTGTCCCTCAATAGCGCTAGGCGTTCTAAGCATTTCCGTTGTTTCGATAGGCGATAATGAAAACCCTTGCCCGCTGGTGAGCTGCGCCGGCGTCTGATGCGCGTATAAGTTCCCATTTCGCGTCGTACCCGATCCCTGCCAAACTTCCACATACTGCACCCAATGCCCGCAAATTAGGTTCATCTGGGTTGTCTCCCAAACACCAAGCGCATTGTTCCAAATCGCTATGGGCTGTTGCTGATAAAATTCCTCTGACATTTTCAATAACTACCAATCGTGGTTTAAGTGTTTCAATCGCTGTAAAAAATGAGTACCAAAGTCCTGAACGTGTACCGTCTTTAATGCCTTGGCGTTTGCCGGCTAAGGATAGGTCTTGGCATGGAAAACCGCCGGTGAGAATGTCTACCGGTTCGACTTTTGTCCAATCAACTTTGGAAACGTCTTTAAAGTTTGGTACGCCGGGGTAATGCTTTTCTAAGACTTTGCTAGGGGCGTCTTCCCATTCGCAATGCCATACAACATGGCCGCCGGTGACTTTGGATACGGCTAGGTCTAAACCGCCGTAACCGCTAAATAAACTGCCTATTTTCATTCGTGGCTTTCTCTTGGTGTGTATAATGTAATTACCCTCTTCGTGGTAGGGTTGCCCTTTCTTGGTAGGGCTAGGGCGTCTGACTTTTGGTTAGACGCCCTTTTTAATTACTTGGCTAGTGTACTTGCAATGCTGGCAATTTTGTCAAGTTCAACCAAATCAACTTTTGCTTTACTGGCTGTTTGCCAAAGCTGCCTTAGTGCTTCTACGTCGCCGGTTAGTGCTAATGCTTCGGCTTCGCTAACCCAATCGCGGTTACGGTTTTGTTTAGCCATTTCCTCGCGACTTGCACGGGTTTTGCTACTGGCAAAGTTGAGAGTAGCCAAAGCACGCCCAATTGCGCTGGTACACGCGTTTTCGAGCCAACTAGACACGTTTACGCCCTTGCCACCAATGGTTTCGTGTGCGTGGTCTACGGCCGCTGGTCTAGCGTCTTCGCGGTCTGTGTAAATACTTGCTTCGACAATTACTCCGGTGGCGTTTAGTTCAACTATGCGGGTAATAATGCGTCCGTTTTCGTGTTTCGCCCAAAACTTTGCAATTCGGTCTGCTACCGGTTCGTAATCTGATAGATCGTAAGCCATGGTTTTTTATCCTTACTTGAATGTTAGAAACGGTTTGCCGCCGTTTTTTGCTTGTAGTTTTACGATAGTAACGCCGTCTAACGTGCCGGTTTGTGTGCCGGCTAAGTATTTGAGTGTTACTGACTTGTATAGCGTTAGTGCGCTTTCTGCAGCTTCAAGATTTCGTTTAGCTGCAATTAAATTCGCGGTCATGTCTTCGGGCAGTTCAACTTCACCCGGTGTAATGTCTGGGTGCATTTCCCTAATGGTTTCGTAGGTGCTGGCGCTACCGTCATAGTCCGGCGTTTTGTCTTCACTAAGGCATTTGGTAAAGATTTCGGCTTTTGCTTTCAAATTGAGTGCAAAGGCTGGGTCTAAAAATAGTTCGTACTCTTTCATTTCGCCACCGGCTACGGCGACAACAATAGCGCGCTTAAGCCCCAAAATCATCATGTACCACGTAACCTGTGCTTTGTAATGTTCTGGTAGCGTCGTCCATAACTGGCGGGTGTACTTGATTTCTAAAACGCCTATTTCACCGTTAGCCCAACGAATTAACCCGTCTGGGTTAGCCACATAGTTAGGGTTTTCTAGGCTCTTCCAAGTGCCGGTGCTAAATACTTGCAAAAAGCCTTGGTTGTCTTCTTGCCAAAGGCGTTTAATAGGCTCTTCAAAGGCTGTGCCTAATCTCATGGCGGTATTGGTTACGGTGTCGCCAATTCGTCCGGTTTTTTGCATAAAAAGCGTGTACGCGCTTTTCCACGGATTTAAGCCGGCTATTGCCCCAATGTCGCTGCCGCCTATGCCTTTGCGGGCTTCATGCCAGTCGTCACTATTCGGGGTGAAAATACCAATTAAGCGGGCTTTGCCCAATGCTTCTACGTCGTTATTAATCGTGGTCATGTTCGCAAATCTACCACGCGGGTAAGACAATTACTTTTTAAAAGCCTTATTTACTTCATCGCGGGTTAGTTTGCCGTCTTGGTAATAGGATCTTCCAATTGCGCCCCAAATAGTTAAAGCTGCGGCAATGGCTGTTTGGATAGCGGTTTTCCAAGGTTCAATCTGCAAAATAGCGCCAGACGCCATTAAAGCTGCAACCTCTGACGCAATTAGGGCCGCTGTTCGTTTCAAAGCGTCAATTAGCAATTTCACTTTTTAGCCTTTGGTTTGCTTTTGACAATGGCTTTAGCGCCACGGCGTACTAAATAAGCGTGTGCGTCTGTTACGAAACCATAACTAACGCTTTCGGGGGTTAGCCCCAAAGTAAGGTGCAAGTGGTCGCCGCTACTAAATTTGCCTGTGTTTCCAATCGCCCCAATAATGTCGCCGGCTTTAACGCGTGTGCCTTTTTTAAGCGTGCTTAGGGTTTGTAGGTGGCAGTAGCCAAAATACAGTTTGCGGGCAGGGTTGTCTTTCCATGGCGCTAAGACTTCAAGAATTAGCACGTTGCCTAGACCGGGTGAGAAATAAGACGCGAAAACCTTACCGTTTGACACGGCTGGGATAGGTGTACCGGCTTTAAGTTTGTTGTAATCGGTGCCGCGGTGCGCGCCTAGACCTAGTTTTTTGCGTAGAGGGGTCATAACCCCAAATGCGTCGCCTAGGTACTTATCTTCAAACGGCAGAATAAAGGCGGTCATTACTTCTGGTCTTCTGCCACGGCTTCTGCAATGATCTGGGCCGCGGTTTTCTTAGTTTTCTTAACCGGCTTAGGCTCTACCGGGTTCGCGTCTTTTGGTGCTGGAAATGGTGCGCTTAATACGTTGCCCATGTTATAGACCTAAACCTTTCTGTAAAGCTGCCACAATAACCCCGCCACCGATACTGGCAAGGGTCATAAAAGCAACCATTTTTTTCTCTAGGTTGCGTACGTCGCGCTCTAACGCCCTATACGCTCTAACCTCTGTTTTAACCTCGGCTACGTCTTTAATTAGTGCGATAAGTAAATCGCGGTCTGTTTCGTTAGGCAACGTCTGCAACCTCTGCAATGGCGTAAACGTCTTTGGCGTCTAGTTCGGTGGTCGCGTACTGTTCGGCGGCTTCTGCGGTGCTAAATTCGGCTACCGGTTTGCCTTTAATCGTTACCTGAAACGCCATTAGATAGAAACCTTACTGATCATTACCTTAGCGCCGGTAAAATCCAAAGCTGCACCGCTGGTCTGAAATACGCTAGTGCTAATGGTGTCCCCGCTTGCAAGGTACATGTTTAGGCTTGCAGAAATTGTGGCGGCACCGGCAGACGGGGCGCTAATGTTAATGCCCGCCAAACCGGTAGAGTTACGGGTAATGACTAGGCGTCTACGCCCTGTGGTGTTAGCTGCGAACTCACCAAAAACCGCTACCGAATAAATACCGCTCTCCCCTGTAGCAACCGTCCAAACACCGTTAGAGTAACTAAGCGCTTCCGTGTTATTTCTAGCGGTGGTGGTAGTAAAGCCGGTTAGTGTGGTGGTGGTGTTGTTAGCAACGCTTTGGGCGGTGCTTCTATCCATTTCCCAATAAGGCATAGCGCCGGCAATGGTGCGCCACTTGTCATTTTGGTAAACCTGCACTTGGTTAGTGTCATCGAGCCAAGAAATCATGCCCTCTGCCAAGTAACCTAAAAGGGCGTCCCCGCGGGCAACGTCGTCTGCAAACTTCATAACGCTCTGCTGCATTAGATAGCCGTCTATTTGGCTGGCAAATAGTTCGTCCCCGCCGGCAAAATCTTTAAAGCCTAAACCCGCCATTAAATAAACCTTTCTAATCTATTGTAAACCATGCTTAAAAAACTACCCCCAAAGGTCTAACGTAAGCTGCCACGTGTCTACCGTAATGCTGTGGTTGTAACGCGCCACTAGATAGTTACCGGCAATAGTGCCGTTAGTGCGTTCGTAATTGACGCTTATACCGTCTGGGATAGAAATTTGAGCAATGTTCTTAAGCGTCCCATTAACTACCGGGTCAGTGCCAATACGTGCCACGCTTCTTAACGGGTTTGGCTGGGTAAATTCATCTAGCCAACCAATCACATCTACGTCCAAGGTTAGGTTAATTGCCACGTTCGTTGAGAGCATGCCGTATATATCTACGCTGTCGCTATCTGTTTTAGTAATTTCAATAGACGGGTAATTAATGCAAGTAGCCGTAACGCTGTTAGTCACGTCTTGATCATTAGCAATAACAACAATGTCATTAAAGCAATAGTGTTCGGCCGCGTCGCTGTGAACGTTACTAAATTGCCTTAACGGGTTTCCGTGTATGTCTACTGGTACGCCAACTGGTCTGCCAACTTTAGTGCTTTCTAATTGTCCGTCTTTTGAGTTAAACCAAAACCAAGACAAACGCGCTAGTAAAGTGTCATTAATAATGTCGCCGTTTAAGACGTTTGTGCTTGAAACTTCACCCAGCAAAACTGTGCTTTCGCCCATGTCTACTGTTAGCCCAAAAGGGTCTGCAGCTCTTTGCAAACGAACATGCGAAAACGTTTCAGAGCCGTTAAAGGTGGCGTGGCGGTAATTCATTAGGCGTTTCAAAACGTCAAACGCGGTTAGCCGAATAGTGGTTTTGCCCTCAATTGTGTAAGTAGTTTCTACGTCTGCAACGTAACCCTGAAACATGTACCAATAACCGGCGAATAAAGTATCGTCCAAAACCTTTACGCGAATAGGCACGCCGGCGCGAACGTTCTTATTCACCATAGGGTCTAGGTTGTCGGACTGTAAAACAATTTCTGCCGTTCCCGGTTCTGGCTGGTAAATAGATCCCTCTGAAAAAGCACCGCCGTTAGTCACGTCAAGCTGCGTTAAATCGGCTTGAATTGCTTGCCACGCCATGCCGTCGCCTGTTCCGGCTAAAACGTCTGTGCCGTCTAGTTTGCTAACGCCCAAAACGAAAGTGTTTGTATTAACTGGCAAATACAATTCGGTTATTACGTCTGTAACTAGGTCAAAGTTTGCGGTAGCCATTAAAGGATAAACTTTCTGCCGGTCTGGGTTTCATAACGTTTAATAGACGCCACAATTTCAGAGCCGTTAGCGCTGGTCTTGGTATTTATGTTGTAACTATTTACTGAAAACGTTCCCATGTTTCCGCTGGTAATGTTTCGCGTTACGTCGCTAGTATCGCCCGCGTTTCGGGTAATTCTTAGCGCTTCACCTGTAGCCACGTTCTTATTAACGTCGCCCAAAGCACCAATGCTTTTAAGCCAATCAAACAATTCTTTAGCAAACTTAATAGCGTCTTTAAGTACGCTAACAACGTCGTCAATGAATTTAGTACCTTGGTCGGACTTCAACCATTCGGCAAACTCTTTAAGATCTGGTAGCAACTCTGCGCCAAGTGTTTCTTGTATGTCTGCAAAAATAACTTCTATGTTTTTTAGCGGGTCATTATCGGCCGCGGTTTGAGCTGCGTTTTCAAAAGACGCCGCCAGTTCGTTCATAGGGTCTTTAGCGTTTTTAATTCCGGGTACTAGTTTTTCTAAAGACGTAAAGTTACCGTCATGCGCTTTAGCCAAAGCCGTCGCGACACTTGTAAGGTCTTTGCCTGTGCCGGCGCTAACGTCCATAGCAATTTGCATAAGGTCATTCGCTTTAGCCGTGTCTTTAGTAGACGTAACTAGTTTCTGATAGGCGGGGCGTAGATCGTCGTCCAAAATAGCAAACTGTCTTTGCCACCCGGCTATGCTCTCTTCTACCGCTTTAACCTGTGCGTCATTTGCGCCAGTAGTGTTTACCAAAGCATTTTTTAGAATGGCTTGGCTTTTAGCGTCGTCCAAAGCTGCTTTAGTGGCTTCCGTTAAGGCGTCTTTAATGAAACCGAAAGACAGGCCAATACCAATACCGGCTAAACCGGCTTTCATGCTTTTGCTAAATCTGCCAACCTTGGCGTTTAGGTCTTTTAGTTCGTTCTTAGCGCCCTTAGTGGCTTTGGTTAGGCTTTTAAACTCGCCAAGGATTTCAACCTTTGCTACTAATGACACTATGCAAACCTTTCTTTAATCACACCTATAAAGTGTGTGTACTCTCTAAACGTGAGTTGCTTAAACTCACTAGGTTGCATACCTGTGAAAGTGCAAACCAAAGCCATGCGCTGGGCTTGTAGGTCTGCTAACTCGCTTTTGGGTCTTCAACCTTACCTTTAACAATGTCCAACGCCTGTCGCAAAGTGTACTTTTTTGCGTCGTCCATAGTAAAAGCTGCGTCATTTCTTTTCTTGATAACGTAAACCAAAGCCGTTAATGACTTGCCCTTTAGTTTTTCATCATCAAGCATTTCATCAATGGCAACGCCCGCCAACTGCTCTGCGGTTGCTACCTCTTCTAAAGTCATTTCGTTAAAAATGTTATTCACGTGGTTGTCTTTCTAGTATTTTTTATAGCGGTTAAGTAACTTTTGTATGTTGTCATTATACGTTTTAAGTACTTCATTCCGTGTGATACCTAAAGCCTTAGCCAAAAACGGGTTTGGCATAATGTTTTTCTGCACGAAATTATCGCGGTCATAAAACCAACCCCAATGGATCGGGTTAGCATACGGCACGCTTCTATTATTACCCGCTCTAACTTCAACTTTTCTAAGCAATTTAGCGGTTTTAATAGTTGCGCGTAATTTACCAGATTTCACCGGCGCTAGGCTACGTGCTTCGCTTGCAACAATGTCGCCCGCTTCAACACCCGCCGCCTTAATTTCAGCGGCGGGTGCGCCTATTGCGTCCAAGTCGTTTAAAAGCTGCTTTAAACCAACAACCTTTAAACCGTTGTCTTGCATAGGTTTTAAGCGGCGGTCTTCTTGGTAAGTCCGTAGTAAACCGGCGGGGTGGCCGCTGGGGTGTGTACCGCGTTCTTAACGGTTAGGGTCACACTAAAGCTGCTTTCCTCGCCAGAGTTCAAAGAAAGCGGTGGCAACTGATCGAAAACAACCGTGCCGGTGTAGTGTGGCTGGGTGCTAGACGGTGTGGCGTTACCGGCTGGGGCTACGGCAAAGGCTACTTCTGTGCCAAAGTTAGCCCAAAGCACCTGGTAAAGGCTTGCGGTGTCTAGTGACGTAATACCGTCAAGCTGCAGCTTCCATTCACCGGACGGGCGTACCTCGCAAAAAGTCTGCAAGGCGCCCGGTGCGTCGTTTAGGGTTAGTTCAACCAAATTAGCGTCACACGCGTAGTCGGTTGAGTTGATTTTAAAAAGAATGTTTTGCGCTTTAATGCGGGTAGATACTGCCATTTTTAGGCAACCTTTCTAAATTGTAATTATTAGGTTTAGGGGAATGTTTGCGCTTAGATAGTCTGCGTTGTTTGTACCTAAGCCATAAGGTTGCCCAACACCGTTAGTAATAACGGCATAGGCGGGGATAGCGTTCAAAACCTCTTCAATTAATTCGTCTAGGTTTTGGGTAGCCATTTCGTTAGTAGCGTTTTGCGAAACTAAAACTAGTTCAAGGTTTAGCGTGTACTGATTTGCTAGGCTTTTAGGTTCTAGGTAAGGGCTACCGGCGTTGATTAGGATTACCGGCGGGGTAATGCGTGCCGGAATAAAATCGACAACATTAAGCCCCGCGGTCACCAAATCAGTTTTTAGTTGCGCCCTAGCGTCCGTGATAAAACCCATTAGACGCCAAACCCTACGTATCTCATAAGCAATGGATAAACGGCGTTCATAGGATCTTTAGCCACGCGTACCGGTTGCCCGTCAAAAGCTGCAAATTGTGCAACACCATTAGGTGCAGATCTACGGTGATAAATTTCACTTGCGCAAATCATTACTGCCTGTGTGTGCAATTGGGTCGGCACTTCAACTTCCCCTTGGTATGCATCTACCAAGGCATGTCCGGCGCTAAGGGCAGACGTAATAAAATCGCCTGTTTCCGTAGTGCCTAGATACGCTTGAAAATCTTCAAGTGAAATAGTTAGTGCCAACCCAATCGCCCCTTTTAGTTGTTACGCGGTTACGTCTAGTTTGACGATAGCACCCTCGAAAGGTACGGTAATTGCCTGATAGCCGTATACAGATAGATTGTCTACCAAGGTAGTAACGTCGCTATCCTGCAAACGTACCGGTGAGCCGGCGCTCTCTAGGGTCTGTAGAGCCTGAGAGTTAGCCAAGTAAACCACGCCAGTTGCTAGTGCGCTATCAACAATAACTGGCAGACCGAATAGGTTGCCTGAAAGTGCTGGCACGTTAGCGTTACCAATGTTGTTTACACCTGCGCCAGATACGTTTACGACTGGGCGCCCGTCGCCGCCCGCGATCTTCATCATGGTTACGTAAGCGTCCGGTGCTGCCAAGATAAACTCTGGGCTTAGACCGGTTGCACCTGCAATGTATGCAGACCCGTTAGCGATACCCTCTAGCAATGACGCTGCGGTGCCGCCGTCTGCGTCGAAAGTCTTGCCAGTAAAGTCAAGCGCGGCCAAAGCTGCAACAACGTTAGCGTTAGTCTTCTTTGCGTAAGCAATAGCCAAAGCACGGAAAGCGGTATCAACAAAATTAACGGTTGAACGCTCTACTACCTGACGAGTAAAGGAAGTGTAACCGCCGTAAGTCTTTACGTCTGCAGATACGGTGTCAATGGCAATGTTACCAAAGGCTAGCGCTTCGCCCTCTGGTGACTGCTGGTCAATAGCAATAGTGTTAGACGAAACCTTTGCGTACTCTACGGTCATGCCGGCGGCAGGTAGAGCTGCGCGAGAGAAAGCGCCGTGTGTAGGGCGGTTGCTCTCAATTAGGTTGTTAATAAAGCCCAACCAACCCGGCAGCGCTACGGTGTCTGCGGTGGTGGTAGCGGCACGGTAAAGTTCAATCGCTGCAGCGTCACGCTTTGCGAAAGCCTTAACATACTCGCCCATAGAGCGGATGTCTGAATAAGACGGCTTTGCAACTTCAACGGTCTTGCCGGCTTCGACTTCACGGCGTAGTTCTGCCAGATCGTCAATTGCGGCGCGAACGTCTAGTTCTGAAATGGTGTTTTCCATTACTTCACTTTCTGTTTTGTTATCGGTTTGTACGTCTGGGGTTTCCTCGCGTACTTCTTTAATTTCCGCGCCTGAATAAGCCGGAAAAGGAACAATAGAAATTTCTCTAATTTCTACCTTTGTGCGGGTAATCGTGTTACCGTCGCGGGTCTGTTCAATTGGTCTAAACCCAATAGAAACCTTATTAAGTGTGCCATGCTCTACGGCGGCTCTTACTTCATCAGCAAACTGAA